GGGTGGAGATTGTTTGAAAAACACCTATGAAGGCCTTCTTCGTTATATTGCAGCCTTTCATTGCTAGGTAGTGAGGTATACATATATACATGCCTATCCTTAGATTTATTTGCAAAGTCTATGAAAGTTTTTACATCTTTTATTTTCAAGCTGACCCCATGTCTGGTCAAGTACTCTTTCATAGCAGTAAAATGCATTTCAGGGATTTTCTCACTGTAAGTATATTTCATGAGTTTTGGTTCACATAAGCCTACTGCATAAACCATAGACTTAGGATTAACAATTGGGATGTCATTAAAGGCAGTTATTATCAGTTGGCAGGGTTTCAGAGTCAACATCTCATCACGGTCTTTTGTTATCACACCACCAACAGAATCTGACCATTTTAGATAATCTATCAATCCTTGATACTGTGAATTGAGCAGAGTAGAAAGATTTTGGGAGCCATCAGCAATCTCATGCTTGATCAGTGCAGCTGCCATAGTTGTCAAACTTATTTTCACTTTCGAATTTGTGACTACGCTGTTAGTGCTTGACATTACTAAACTATCTAGGTATCTTTTCACCTCATTTATGTTTAACATTGACAAAGCAAAGTCATCAGATTTCAAATTTGCTTTGTACCAGTATAGATTCAAATAAGCATGATTAGTTTTATTCTCCTTCCAGAACCAGTCATCACTGCAATCATCAGGATAAGGTATTGATTCTATGATCCTCAATAGTGATTGATTGCGGAATTTCTTAACAGCCATTTTCATGCTCATAACACCACTCTCAACTTCGCAATCCAAAAAAGTTGAAAGGAAACTCTGCTGCTTTGCATATTTGTCCGGGTTGAACACCATCATCCGCACCTCATCAACCATAGCACCGTATGCACTATACAGATGAGGCATGCTATTAGGCATCGAACCTACAGATGGGGTGTAACCTAACTCTGGCATTCTGTAGAAATTCAGAACCATGTTGCTTGCTATCACTTGGAATTTGTAAGCAGCGGAAATAGTAATGCCATTGTTCAACAATTCTATGACTTTAGATATTATAGTTCTCATGTCCTGGGCTATACCCTTGCCTGAAGGTGTAAACTTTGTATTCTGTATGAACTTAGGAAGCATAGGCAAGAGCCTTTCCATTACATATAAAATAGACAAAAATTCCAAATAAACCTTGCTCACTAGGCATTTCTTTTCTGAATATAAATGTCCGGCGCACTTTTGCAACGTAGCCAACTCATCCAGACAATCATTCAACGCCATCTCAGCCAGTAGTTTGAACAAGGCATCACTATCATCTGAATGTGCATCTCCCTGGAATCTAACTACAACCCCGGTGATGGCTGATCTCCGGTCAAAATATAAAGTTGCAAATTGAAGTGCAAGTGCGTGGCAGAGAGAAGATAGCATGTTGAATATGCCCATTACGAAGCTATAAGGCATCTCAAAGTAATAAGAATCACGGACAGTGTCTTGCCTGAAATACTTCAACTTGGTTTGATTTTGAGGGTTGTCTTTGTAATGATTGTACAACTCAGGCCTGATATGTATCTGCTTTCTGTGGTACTTATGAAAAAAGAAAAACGAATACCTCATAAGTTCATCAGGTAGAACCTTTCTTGCGCCCAACAACATGTGTAAGTACTTATTAGTGTTTGCCTTAGGGCCCCATCTCCTGCAATCCATAGTTAGATAATAGACGACATAGCCAGACGGTCTCTCGAAGAACTTGCTATGTATTAGCCCAGCCCTCCTGGCTGAAGGTATGCTTATGAATTCATTTTCTAATAAGCTGCAGATAAATTTGAAAAATTTCTCAAGAGGGTTTTGCCACAGCTTAGTAACATAATCCATCACATAAATTTCTCTGCTGCCACCTTTCTGCCTTTTATCTACCACATGGAAGCAGACTGTCTCCAGTTTGTTGGATTCCTGCCCTTTTCTAAAATCTTCATTGAGTTTTCTTATTTTGCCATATGTTTCCACATAATTCAAATCTTGATTCAGGATTTCTGTAACTTTCTTAAAATCCTCCTTCTCCATTAAATCCTTGTACACGATGTAATAACCTTTTTTCCCAAAAAAGTCATCCTTGGTTTTGCCTCTTAATCCTTTATTATTTGCCATGCTATCAATACTTTCGGACATATAATTTGACCATTGCTGTGACAGTTTTGAAGCACCTCCTTTCTGTCTGACTGTGCCTTCGAGGAGTTTCCCCAACATATAACAAAACTTAGGATCATAGCTTGTGTCGTCCTCTACCATGGTTTTGTTGTAACCTTCAGATGTTATAAAGTCATATTCATGTGGGGTATCAGGGAAACTACCCTCTGTGCCGTACTCATGGTGAGTTGTCATGATAGAAGTCAAATTCTTCATCTGTTCATTCATTTGGTCCACAGGGGCTTTAGTCATCATATAGGTTCCGTAAACAAGAAATGTGAAATCATCAACACTGTTTATTGACCTGTTCAAGAACAAGTGCGGTACAGGATTTTCAAGGAAGGACCTGTCAGTACACCTTTTTTGAGAGCACCAATTCTTTAATGACATGAAGTAACTTCTGTATTTCAAGCTCAACTTCTTTCTCAATGTGGCATCGAAAATGCTATAATTGAAATCTGAAAAGGTCTTGATCATACCCTTAAT